CCTGAAGCAGCACTTTACAGTTATTTTGATACACCTAGCTCAACCTCTCAAATAGCCTACAAAGTGGGAGTGGTTCAGGGATCAGGCGGTGCAGCTACTTGGTACACTAACAGAACAGTTGCTGACACAAATTCTGGGGACTATGAACGAGGTATTTCATACATCAGTGTAACAGAGATAGCGGGGTAATCAGATGCCATACATAGGAAAAGCCCCAAATTTTGGTATTAGAACCCGCTACTATTACACAGCGTCAGGTTCGGAAACCACTTTGTCTGGTGCGGACGATAACGGCCTAACACTAAAGTTTACTGATGGTCAGTATGTAGATGTAAAGTTGAACGGCGTGTCACTCGTTGCAGGTACAGACTATAACACAAACACTGCTAACACCATCAGTGGTCTAGCTGCGTTGACCGCAGGGCAGATAGCTGAGATTGTAGTGTTTGATGCGTTCAGCGTAGCTAATACTGTTCCAGTTACGGGCGGCACATATTCAGGCGCAGTTGTGTATGACAGCGATGTTACCTACAACAAAGCGTTGCAGGGGAATACCAGCACGGACACAACCAACACAGGTAACATTACTCTTGACTTTGATACTTTTCAAAACTTCGTGCTGACATTCACAGGTAACGTCACCTTTGACAATCCTTCAACCGAGGCAGTGGGTCAGTCTGGCTTTATTGTAATAATCCAAGACTCAACAGGTGGCAGGACCTTATCCCTGGGTACTGATTTTGAAACTGCGGGTGGCGGATCTGTTACGTTAACTTCAACAGCATCAGCAACCGACATGATCCCGTATATAGTGGTTGCATCTAACCGAATTTTGTTGGGTACTCCGCTACTCGCATTTAGCTAGGAGGAATAAATGTCTACTCCTCTTGGCTCCTCTCAGCTTTTTGTCTCTAGAAGTTTTTATCCACACCCCATAGACCAATCCCTGCGGTTCGAGGATGGTGATACTGCATCTATGTCACGCACAAATTCAGGTGCTGGAAATCGTAGAACATGGACATTTAGTGCTTGGATAAAGCGTTCAAATTTGGGCAGTGGCACACAGAATTATATACTTGGTGCAACTACAGACAACTATAGCGCAAATTGGGCTATATTCTTTCTTGGAAGTGATGAGTTAACATTTTATTCATATACATCAAGCCAACAATATCAAATTAATACTGGAGATAACGGAGTTTTTCGTGACCCTTCAGCCTGGTATCATATTGTGCTTGCTTGGGACACAACACAATCTACAGCCGCTGACAGAATCAAACTTTATGTAAATGGTTCTCAATTTACAAATTTTGAAACTGCCGTATATCCATCGCTTAATTATGAAGAGGGTTATATAAACAATAATATTCAGCAGGATATTGGCAGAGCAGCAACTGCCGCCTATGGATATGATGGATATATGGCAGAAGTGCATTTTGTAGACGGCTCTGCATTAGCCCCAACCTCCTTTGGCGAAACAAAATCTGGAATTTGGATACCTAAAAAATACACTGGCTCTCACGGCACAAATGGTTATCATCTTGATTTTGCTGATGGGTCTGCGTTGGGTGATGATGAATCCGGCAACAACAACGACTTTACGCCTACTGGACTTGCGGCAACAGATGTGGTGCTGGACAGCCCTACGAATAACTGGGCTACGATGAACCCTTTAGACCCGCCTGTAGGCACATCAGTTACACTTTCTGAGGGCAACTTAAAAGCAACAGGTTCAACATCTAGTTATTCGGGTGGTGTTGCGTCTACGTTTGAGTTTGAAAGCGGTAAATGGTATTGGGAAGTTTACATAAACAATGAGGTTGATGCTGGCAGTAATTACTATAGTTTTGTTGGTGCGGCCACTGGCGAAAACAATGAGGTTCACAGAACTAACGTCAGTAATGTGCCATCGGTAGCCACAGGTGTAGATGGATGGTCTTGGGAAGGTGACGGTAAAATAAATCTAATAGGCACTGGAACGAGAGCGGTGACTTCTGTTTCTGCTCCATCGGCTGGTGATATTCTTGGATTTGCTATGGATTTAGATAATGGCAATGTTTACTTTTACTTAAATGGCACTGCACAAAACTCTGGTAGTGCAGTAATAACTGGGGTAACTGGATTAAAAACCAATCCTATGGTTGGTGTTTATAATTCAAGTGCTGTTACTTTTAACTTTGGTCAGGATAGTTCATTTGCTGGCACAAAAACAGCACAGGGCAATACAGATCGCAATGGCAACGGTGACTTCTATTACACTCCCCCCTCTTTTTATTTAGCTTGCTGTTCAGCCTCATTACCCGACCCTGACATTGACCCTGCCATTGACCAATCACCAACAGATCATTTTAATACGGTGCTTTATAGTGGCACAGGCTCAACAAGAACCGTTACAGGCGTAGGCTTTCAACCTGACTTTGTTTGGATTAAGGACAGGACTACTGCCTATGACCACCACTTGTTTGATGTCGTAAGAGGTGGTGAAAACAGTCTGTATTCTAACGACAGCGTTGCTGAAAACACCTACCCAACAGATATTACTTTTACTTCCGATGGTTTTTCTATTGCTGATGGAAGCGCAGTTCCACAAATTTACATAAACAAAAGTTCAGATGCTTTTGTTTCTTGGAACTGGTTGGCTGGCGGCTCTGCGTCAAGCAATAGTAATGGGTCAATTACATCTTCTGTATCTGCAAATACAGAAGCAGGGTTTAGTATAGTTAGCTATACTGGCAATGGTTCTGCTGGGGCTACGGTGGGTCACGGCCTAACTAATGCGCCTGAGTTTTTTGTTACTAAAAGACGAAGCCAAAGTGACCCTTGGCAAACTTATGTTGCATCATTAGGCGCAACTAAAAGACTTGAACTTGATGCAACTAGTGGTGCAATAACATCAACCGCATCATTCAATGATACCGAACCTAATTCTTCTGTTTTTACTTTAGGTTCTGGTGGTTATGGCAATGCGTCTAGTGCTACCTACATAGCCTACTGTTTTCACAGCGTTGATGGTTACAGCAAGGTTGGCTCATACAGCGCAAATAATTCTAGTGATGGGCCTTTTGTTTATTTAGGTTTTCGTCCTGCGTTTATTTTCATTAAAGGAACTAGCACAACAACTCATTGGGTTATATCAGATAATAAACGTGACGGTGTTAATGTAACAAGCAAAGCACTTTTTTCAAATTTAAGTAATTCTGAGTCAACAGACAGGCACGTTGATTTTTTATCAAATGGGTTCAAATTACGATTAACTGCTTTAGACCCTAATACTAATGGCACAGATTACATTTACCTCGCCTTTGCAGAACAACCCTTTAAATATTCTAATGCCCGATAGGAGACAATAATGCCCTGGAAACACAACAATAAAGTCATACGCGCAGGACGCGGGTGGGTATCTGATAAAGGGATAAAACACCCGACTAACTGGATGTCTTGGTCGGACGAAGAAAAAAAGGCTGCTGGGCTTGTTTGGGAAGATGACCCCAAACCCTTTGATTCACGTTTTTGGTGGGACGCGACTACACCTAGAGACATTCATAATCAAAAAAACGATGATGGAAGTGTGACCCCTGGTCTTAAAACACTCTGGAAGCAAAAAACAAAAGAAACAGCCGCATCTTTGCTTGCGCCTACAGATTGGTATGTAATACGTTTTCAGGAAGATGACACAAAAATTATACCTAACAAAATTAAAACCTATCGTGCAGAAGTTCGCAAAAAAAGCGGAGTGATAGAAACAAGTATCGACAACGCTTCAACTCACGCTAAATTTATGGCACTATTTGATGCCCCAGAAGGAGGCGTTGCGCCAATAGCTAACTGGCCTGATCCTGTGGAGTAATAAATGCCGTTAACCAAACTACAGTTCAAGGCAGGAGTTGTAAAAGACACCACAGCTTATTCAAATGAAGGCGGCTGGGTTGATAGTGATAAAGTGCGCTTTCGGTTTGGTTATCCAGAAAAGATTGGTGGCTGGGAGTCTCGTACAGACGACACTATTAAGGGTACACCTAGAGCATTACATGCTTGGCAAACGCTAGATTCTCAAAGCCTAACAGGCATTGGCACAAACACAAAATACTATATTGAAAGTAGCGGTAATGTTTTTAACATAACACCGCCTCGCTTAGGGGTTCTTGTTCCGCAACGTGTATCTGGTCTTGCCGCAACAGGAGCAATAGGTACAGTAACTACGCAAAGTACATATTCCGTGACAGGTGTTTCTGCAACTGGCACAATGGGTGTAAATGCGGTACAATTTAGTAGTTTACTTGCAACAGCGAGCGTTGGCACGGTAACGGTGTCTATCTCATAGGTGGAACATGACCAATATTACCGTAAATCTTACTGGTGTTCAGGGTACTAGCCGACTTCCTCTATACTCAATAGTTACAGCACCTGCTGCCGCAATCCTTACAGGCTTTAATGTTACTGCTAGTCTTGGTAGTATTGACGTTGTTGGCGATATTACCACCACAATCCCTGTGACAGGTTTTGCTGGCACAACGAGTCTTGGCACAGTTGTTGTTCCAGTGGTTATTGACACGGGTTTGTCTGCAACGAGCGGATTAGGTGATGAGACTGTAACAGTTGATGCAAATGTAGCTACAACAGGCGTGTCTAGTACAACCGCACTTGGTACGCCAACGCTTACCATGACAACTGTGTTTACCAACAATGTGTTGGATTTTGTTCTGACGCAAGGAAGCACTACTGTAACTGTTCGACACGTTGACCACGGCGCACAAACAGGTGAAGACATTCAAATAAAAGATGTTGATCTTGACGGCGGTAGCGGTGCCTACGACACAGAAGAAGCATCCTTGACAGGTGAGTTTACCGTGACGCGGATAGATGCAGACAGCTACACTATTACAATTCCCACGGCTTCGACAATAAACCTTACGGGCGGTGAGGCAACTGTAGTCTACGAAATTAGTGCAGGCTTGGACACTGTTGTCGGTGGTTATGGATGGGGTGCTGGTACTTGGGGCAGAAACGGTTGGAACCAACCTGCTACAGTGACAGCCAACTCACAGCTTCGACTTTGGAAGCATGACAACTTTGGTGAAGACCTTATATTTAACATCAAGGGTGGTAAGATATTCTATTGGGATGCTACAGGTGGGTTTGCTGGTAGAGCAAGACCGCTTGATGCGTATTCTACAAATATTCCTATTTTAGCTAATCAAATACTTGTATCTGACAGAGACAGGCACGTTATTGCTGTTGGTACAAACGCAATAGGTTCAACTGACTTGGACCCGTTGCTTGTTCGATTCAGTTCGCAAGAAGATCCGTTTGATTGGAATCCTACAGCAACAAACACAGCTGGTGACCTAAGAGTTGGTAATGGATCAGAAATTATCCAAGCGGTAGAAACACGGCGCGAAATACTACTTATTACCGATGCGTCTGTAAACTCAATGCAGTTTATAGGACCCCCGTTCACGTTTGGTATCACACAGCTTTCAAGTCAAACGACAATTATTGGGTCTAATGCGGCAGTAGCAGTGGGGGATGCTGTGTTCTGGATGGGTGAGGACAGGTTCTACCTCTACGATGGTCGCGTTCAACCTTTGCCCTGTACCGTGCGAGACTACATTTTTGATGACTTTGACCTTCAACAGGCAGACAAAGTGTTTGCTGGCTCTAACGCAGCCTTTGGTGAGGTGTTTTGGTTCTACCCGTCTGAGACAGGCGCGGCAGAAAACGACAGGTACGTTGTCTACAATTATGAGCAAAAAATTTGGTATGTAGGCAATCTGGAGCGTACAGCGTGGCTTGATCGTGGTGTTAATCGTTTTCCTCTGGCAACAACATCTGCCAGCAACACATATGCCAGCAAACTGTACGAACATGAAAAAGGAAGTGACGCAGACGGTGTTGCAATCACATCGTTCATCGAATCTGCACCAATTGACATCGGCGATGGCGACAACTTCTTGTTTATTCGCCGCATGATACCTGATGTAAGTTTTGACAGGTCTGCTTCTACTGCAACAAAAGAAGCAACTATAACGCTCAAGTCGCAACGCTCTCCTGCTGGTGGTTTTACAACCTCAAAGGCGTTGACAGTTACTGATACAACTGAACAAAATCATACGAGGCTTAGAGGCAGATCCTTTGGGCTTAGGATAGAATCAGACAATCTTGGTGTTGCGTGGAGACTCGGATCTCCTCGTGTAGAAATACAACAGGATGGTAAACGATGAGTAGAGAACTAGTACCGCCACAGTTTCCATTAGCTCCTGAAGAGTATGATAGGCAGTATTTTGATGAGATGGTTCGCTCTTTAACTCAACTTGTGGTACAGTTACAAAACCCCGGTGAGTTGCGAGGCACAAAAATAACGCTCACAGACTTACCGACATCTGCCACTGGACTTGAGATAGGGGCATTGTATAATGATGGTGGGACAGTAAAGGTTGTCACGACATGAGTTTAGGAAAATTACTTAAAACAGCATTACCTGCCGCAGCAGGTGCGTTTTTAGGTCCAGCAGCAGGCGCTGCTTTGTTTCCAGGCGCTACAGGCATCATGGCAAGCCCATTTATACAGCGTGCTTTAACATCTGGTGCTGTTGGGCTGTTAACAGGCCAAAAACCTAAAGATGCTATTCTAAGCGGTATTATGGGTGGTGTAGGGGGTCAATTTTTAGGTGGCAACCAAACAGCTATGCAACAAGGAATAGGCGGCACAGGTCTTCCAATTGGTCCAAGCGGACAGGTTAGTTTCGATCAAATGGCTAAAAAAGCTGTTCAAGATGCTGCAAAAACTTCTGCCAGCGCTCCTGGTGGCGCTGGTTTTGGGGCATTAAGAGGAGCTGCTAAGGCCGCTGATGCAAAAACCATGTCTGGAGACTTGTTAAAATCTCTTGGTTTCGCTGGTCAAGATGAAGGTAATCTGTTGTTTAAAATCCTCAATACACAATTAGGAGAGGGTGTGGCGGCTGGTCTTATTGCTCAATTATTAGCTGGTGATGATGATGAAGAAGTTGTGGGTGAGTTTGAGCGTAGACCGTTTGGCGCTGGTGGACCAGGAGGGAAACTTGGAGATATAAATTACGCTGAAGGTGGAGAGGCGATGAAGCCAAAACGTCAACCCACTATTATGGACATAATTAATAAGTTTAAAACCATAGAAACTCCATTTGGCTCTGGGGTTACAAGAGATCAAAGACTAGAGTTATTAAAACGTCTTGGAATGGTTCAAACCGCAGCAAAGGGCGGCGAAATGTCTTTTCCACGCCGTAATGGTGGTATAGATCCAGCGGAGGGTTCTGGCACAAAAGATGATGTACCAGCTATGTTAATGGCTGGTGAATTTGTAATGACCCGTGACGCTGTAAAAGGAATGGGCGATGGTAACTTACGCAAGGGTATAGACCGCATGTACGGTATGATGGATAACCTTGAGAGGATGGCATAATGTCTACCCAAACTGTAGAGCAAATACAAAGATTAGCACCTTATCTTGAGGGGCTTGAAAAACGCATATTGCAGACAGCGTTTGGTGAATTTGACGGGGATACGCAAACATCCAAAGGCTTGTTAGATACACGTTTAAACCTTCCGCAACAACAAGTAGCTGGTCTTGACCCACTTCAATTAGCGGCGCAAGAACAAGCGTTGCAGCAGTTTGGCATGTTTCAGCCAATGGTTCAAACGGCTGGACAATTAGCTGCGTCTGGCATAGGCCAAGGCATGGCAATGCTTGACCCATCACAGGGCATACAAGCATTTATGAATCCATATCAACAAAATGTTATTGATGAAATCAATCGTCAAGCAGCTATTGGTCAACAAGGCTTAGATGCAAAAGCAATTCAAAGAGGTGCTTTCGGGGGGTCTAGACAGGGCATACAGGCAGCAGAACAAGAGGGTCGCAGGCTTGGTGAAATTGGCAAGTTCTTGTCTTCTGGGTTTGATAAAGCAGTTGGAGCTTCTCAAAAAGCCGCACAATTGTTCGGTGGACTTGGGCAGGCTGCGGGAACATTAGGTGATTTGGGCAGGTTGCAATCAGAACTTGGTCGTGCTGACATAGGAATGTTGTCTCAACTTGGCGGTATTGGTCAAAGACAAACGCAAGCACAGCTTGACGCACAAAGACAAAACCTGCTACAGCAAGCTCAAGAGCCGTTTACTCGCTTGCAACTTGGCAGTCAGTTGTTAAAAGGCACACCATCAGGAAGTCTTTCATCTACATTTAAGAGCGTGACAGAACCTTCTGCTAACCCATTCTTGCAGGGTGTTGGCGCTTACACAGCCCTTCAAGGCGCTGGAATGACATCCGCATAAGGAGCTTGGCATGGCGGTTTCTGGAATAAAAGGCACAGGCATAGGTCAGGTTACAATTCCTAGCGCAGAGGAGGCTTACGAAGCTCAAAAAGAGAGCATTGGTGATATTGCATCCTCTTATTTAGAAGGGCTGACTTCAGGCACTGGCAAAAGAAGCGGCATGTTTATGGGGGTTCCTGACTTTGCGCCTGAGCCGCAAACTAGATTTGGTCAGTTATTTGATTTACCTGGAATTGCTGAAAGCGCTGCCAGAGGCGCTAGATTTGTAACTGGATTGCCAGTTGCTGTTGGCGGTACTGTAGCTGAAATTTTAGCCTCTCCTACTGAAGCTGGTATTCAAAGTGAAATACAGAGAATAGAATCTGAACTTTCTCCTTTTAGAGAGCAGCTTCGCAGAACAGGTGCAGATGTTCCGAAAAGTGGGGTTGATGATTCTGCTGAGTTTATAGGAAATGTAATTGAAGAAAGCCCTGTTAATGAACCCCAAAAACAAAGTGGAGTTGATGGTTCTGCTGAGTTTACAGGAAATGTAACTGACGAAGGCCTTGAAGACATTACAAAAATGGCCTTGCAAGATTATCTTGATCAAGCCCGACCAGGCACTCAACCCCAAGATTATAAAGAATATATAAAAGAATTTGCTGACGCTACAGGGCTTGATGTATCTGGCAAGCCTGACAAAAGTACAGCGTTGATGGCGCTTGGCTTATCTCTCATGCAGAACAGGGCTGGTAAAGGCTTTGATGTAGGAAAGATGCTAGGCGCTGTTGGTGAGGCTGGTGAAGCTGCATTGCCTGCATATCAAAAAGCCAAGTCTGAGGCTCGTGCGCTTCGTGCAAAGGCTGGTGAATATGCGCTTGGCAGGAGAAAAGAAGACGAAGCAAAAGCTCAACAAAGAAACTTTATGTATGTTGTGCCTAAACAGGGTGAGGGCAAGACAGAGAAAGAGCGTCTTGCTAATAGAGTGATGCGCGGCAAATACATTAGAGTTAACGCATCAGAACTTAACGCCCTTGACACTAATGAAGGTTTTAACAAAAACTATGAGTTTTTACCACCAGATGCCCTTACAAGCATGAAGGATTTGTTTAAAGCTCCAGAAAGCAACTACGGAGAAGGCTTAGAGACTTTAACCTTGTTTGAGGATAAAGATGGCCCCGTTGAAATGAAGGTTAGATTTCCAAAAGCTGGATTTGAAAACTTGCCTACCAAAGCGGCTTCTTCTGACCAAATTGAAGGTGCGTTAAGTGGACTTAACGCTCGTAGAGCAAAACTAGATCAAGTTGAATCTAGATTTCAAGAATTTTCAAATTCTTTTAGCAACACGCCACCTACATTAATTCCGCAAGCAATTACGGCTGTTGGCGAGCTAACAAGAGCGATAGGGTTTTTGCCAATAACAAACTTCAAACAAGCTGTAGAAGGCGAAGATGACGTTCAAAAGCAGAAAAGATTTTTACAATGGGTTTCTACATCTTATGCCCCCGAAATTTTGCAAGAAGCTGGGAAAACCATATCTGACGCTGACCGCGTAAGAGTTAATCAACTTGTTGGTGAAATAAAAGCATTAAGCGACCCCAGAGCTATAGCAGCAAGAGTTAATCAACTTCATGGATTGATTATTCAGTCTTCAAGAGCAAAGCTTTCACAAGGTTACGAAATGTTAAATAGAGTTGGTGGCGGCGTAGAGTTGCAGCCTTTATCAGAAGAGGATAAAGCAGAACTTGCAGAGCTTAGAAAACAAATTGATTTAGTGACCAACAAATGAACGAAGCTCAAGAATTTTTAATTTTAAAAGCAATTCAACAAAATTTGTTGACTGATAGAGAGAAAGATATCGCTGCAAAAGCTTTGTCTGGTAGTGATATAGATGCACAAAGATTGACCTCTTCTCTGGTAGCTAGACAACAAGCTGGTTATAGCCCTAATACTAATTTTGGTTCTGCTTTTGAATTATCCTCCAGCGAAGATGAAAACTTTGATTATGAGTCAGGGGCTGATTCTGGTCTTCGCGCTCTTATGTCCTTTGGGGAAACGGCTGGTGAGCGTGAGGGTATATTAAAAGATATCGTTGGAGAAGACGGATACATAAGAGATTCTCAAGGAAGACTTGCGCTGACAGAGGCAGGGCAACGTGCTAGAGGAATGGAGCCAATTGGCAAAAATCTTGTTATTGAAGATAAAGGATTTTCTTTGGGTGATTTTGCTGATTTAGCTGGTATTGTGCCTGAAACAGTTGGTGCAATCGTAGGCGGTATCTTAGGTGCGCCAGGACTCGTCACTGGAGCTGTTGGAGCGGGAGTTGGCGCGGCTTTAGGGCAGACGGTGGAAGAAGGCATAGAAAGTTTATTAGGAGTTCAGCAACAGACCGCTGGTGAAGTTGCGGCTGACGCTGCAAAAGAAGCTGCATTAGCTGCTGGTTTAGACTATTTAACTGTTGGAACATTTAGATTGGGCAGAGCTGTTGTTGGTGGTGCCGCATCCAAAGTTGGCGCTAGGGCAGGCGACCCAGTTGCCCCAGAAATGGGCAAAGAGCTTGTTGATAGAGGCTTTAGGCCTAGTTTAGAGGCGTTGGGTGCGCCCACTCTTTTAGCTAAAGGTGTTAAGTTCGCAAAAGGCGCAACTGGAGATACATCAGATATATTTAGAAATACTGAACTAGCTTTAGCAGAGAAAAAAGTTTTACTAGAAGAGTTGCAAGCAGCTACACTAGAAAATGCGGGTAAGGCTTTTGAGGATGTTACCAGTGCTAAGTTTAAACAACTTGAGAAACAGCTAAACTTAGCTCAACGAAAATCATTAGAAGCTGTAGAAAGTAGCTTGGCTCTTGTTGGCAAGTCACTTGATGAAGGTTTTGATATAAACCCTGAAGCCCTTAGCGCAATTACCAGAGCGTTTGATTCATTCAACACAGATGCAGTTAGCCGTTTTGAAGTTATGGATAAGCTTCTCGCAAAGCTTGATATAGACCCAACTGCCGCAGGGTTAAAAATTGATGGCGGTAGAATAAAGCCTATTGATTTAAGTCCTGAGTCAGCAATTAAAGGCGTAATAAATGACATTATTGAAGGTGGGGCTGGCACAAGAACATTGTTAGACCCAAATGTTGCTAGAGTTATAAAAGGTCTTGAGGACTTAGGTGAAGCTGCTACATTTGGCAACATATCAGCTCAAAGAAAGCTTATAAACGACATTCTGTTTAGTAATGGAGGGCAAGACGGTCTTAGTACTCTTGGACGAAAAGACCTGTTTAAGATTAGAGAGGCATTGGACAATGCTTTAAGCGCAGACCAACTTCTTCGTGTAAAAGGTCTGGCTCCAGGTCAAAACAAACAGTTAGCAAAAATAGGCAGATTAAGAAAAGAAGCCATAGATAATTATAGAGATGGTTTAAAAAGATTTGACGAGTTAGAGCGTTTTGGTGTGATTAAAGATATCCGTGACGCAACAAAAAACCCACAACTGTATGCTGACCAATTCTTTAACAAAATATTAAGACCAAACTCACCAGAGCGGCTAAAGGCAACTTTAAAGGCAGTTGATAACCCAGAAGAGTTACGTCAGGCATTAGCTCGTTCATACGCTGATAATGCTATGTTTAAGACGGGCATAGACTTAGATAACCCAGCTAAATTTAGTGGGATTAGGTTCTATAACGAAATAGAAAAACTTGGCAGCACTGGCAAGGTTTTGTTTGGAAACGAATGGCCTGCTGTAAGGCAACTTGCTAAAACGATAGCTAAGATATCTCCAGATGACATGCCTGCCGAAGCAATAGAATCGATTATGAGACAAAACCTTGATAGAGGTATTGTTGATTCTATGCGTGAGCTTTCTGAAGCGTCAAAGGCATTAAATGAAGCATCCTCTTTAAGCTTTATAAAAAAGTACAACAACGGCAGTTTAACTCCAGAAGAAGCTGTAACTGAACTTTTAAAGCCAACAAACAAGGTTGCTGATTGGAAAAAGATAGAAGCGTTTTATGGTAAAAACTCACCAGAACTCGCTCAAATAAAAACAAACCTTATCGAAAGAATTTTAAACAAAGTTGATGGAAACGTATTTACTTCTCCTAATGCAGCGGCTGAAATGCGTAGAACTATAGACCAATACGACAAAGACTTGTTGCAAACAATTATTGGTAAAGAAGCTTATGACAAATTAATAAAGTTTTCTGATGAAATGATTTATTTAGGTGATGTTGGCACCGAGGGTTCTATAGCTGCTGGTGCGGTTTTTGCTCAAGTCTCAACAAGCCCTGTAGCCGCAGTTCGCAGAGATTTACGACACAAAGCTATGGCTAAAGTTTTCTCTAACCCAACAGTTATAAATTATTATGCGGGCAAGGGCGTAAATAATGCTAGTAAGAATGTTAATGGCGTTGCAAATGCGGTTGCTACTGCGGCGGGTATAACTGCAAGGGGTGTTGCTGTCGCAAGACAAGGTGGCGTTAGGGCCGCTATGGAAGAGGGGGACCAACAAGTACAAAGATTTGAGGCACGCGAAGCTGCACGCATGAACTCCCCGCAGCTCACAGAACCGAACAAAAGTTCGTCTTTGGCTGCTACAAGTCCGATAACACCAGGGCCAGCACAATTTTACGGAATACCACAGCAGGCTTCACAGCCTAGCATCAGACAACAGGCCGCTGCCAACCCTGGCATAGCACAGGCGTTAGGCATTCGCGGCCCAACAGCAGGATTATTAAATAAGCCATGAACAAAGATAGATTATGTGAAGAGATAGCCGAAGACGAAGGCTGTAAATACGAGATTTATTTGGACCATCTTGGTCTGCCAACTTTCGGAATTGGTGCGCTGATTAAACAGGGCGATCCCGAATATGGCAAGCCTGTAGGCACTGTCATAGAACAAGAGCGTGTTCAACAAAGGTTTCATTTGGATATGGCTGTAACTCTTGATGAGTGTAAGGTTTTGTATCCAGACTTCGATGACCTACCAGAAGAGTGCCAACATATCATTGCAAACATGATGTTTAACATGGGTCGGCCTCGATTGAGTAAATTTAAGGGCATGAAAGCTGGCGTTGATGCCAGAGATTGGAACAAGGCCGCAGACGAGATGGTTGACTCAAAGTGGTACACACAAGTACCGAATCGCGCACGGCGCTTGGTAGACCGCATGAGAGCGTTAGCTGATTAACTTTATTTTAAGGAACCAGCTTCATCAGTTGAATCAAAGCTACATGAAGCTGTCTCTCCTTGACAGCATTCCTCTATAACAAGGTGACAGACAGCGCATTGCACATGACCATGTACTTCAATAGGCTGCATCTGTGTCTGACATCGAGGGCATAAGCCATCGCGTATGTTTTTCTGCATTGATCCGTCACCCATAGAAATGTTCATTTCTTTTTATTCTTGCTGCCTTTAGGTCTACCTCTACCGCGCTTTTTCTTTTTGGGCTTTTCTTCTTGAATGCAATTTGGGAAGAACGCTCTTAAAAATTTAGCAAACATTATAATCTCCTTATTATATCCATTGAATGCTAGGTTGGTCTACGTCTTTTTTAAACCTGTTTATTTTCCAAACAAACCATGCCATAGCTGTCTTACCGCTACCATACCAAGCTGATTCGTGGTCGCCTCTAATTAAAGTTAGTCTTTTGGTATGGACCAGAACAGTGTCTGGTGGCGTGTGTTGAAAAATCTCCTCATATCTTTTCTGACCTTCGAGAAAAGCTAGACGAAGTAGAAAAATAAATCCCTCTCCATCTTTGCTTTGTTCTTGCAGTTTATACGCATGTTTAACAAATTCATTTGCCAACTTGTACGGGGGGTTGGTCACAATCCACGGCGCTAAACTCTTTTGCTCCATTAGAAAGTCTATGTTGCGTAAATCACCATAGCCACGGTCCACAAGATCAGTGCTGTATGTTTTTATACTATGATCTTTTAAAACCTCTGATATATGCCCCTCACCACAAGCAGGCTCCCATACATCATACGATGTTTGATTATTATTGCATAACAACCACGGGCAGCAATCAATCATCTTCTTGGTTGCGTCAGGCGGGGTTGGATAATAATCGTCTTTTTCTCTGCTGCTATCCAACTGAACCTATGCCCAAAGAATCATTGTTTTTAAATGTGTCACGGTATTCCCTGTTAACCATTCTTTTTATTTGCTGGCTAATATTTCTATCTTCTTCTTCGCAAATTTTGCGAAGTTTATTGTATGTGTTAAGGTCTATACCTACCGATTTCCACTGTTTATTATTTTCTTTTTCCATATGAAAGACACCATAAAATGCCAAGGTTTAACAAGTTCTATCATAAGAATAAATTTAATGCAAAAAAAACAGAGTGTCTTGGTATTATGTTTGATAGTAAGTGGGAAGCAGAGCGATATGGACAATTGGTCATGTTGCAAAGAGCGAATCAAATTCGTGATTTAGTTACGCAGGTTAAGTTTGATATTAAAATAAATAATGAAAAAATCTGCACATATATAGCTGATTTCACTTACTACGAAAAAAATAAAGACGGTGTTGAAGAATTTGTCGTTGAGGACGCAAAAGGGCTGGAAACTGCGGTTTTTCGCCTAAAAAAGAAATTGATGAAAGCTGTAAATAACATAGAAATAAAGATTTCTAAAAAATAAAGCTTGCAATTGTGAAAAACTTTTCCCATATTAGTCTTAACGACATTTTTGAAGGAGTCTAGTATGACTGATATCGAATCAGTGCGTGAGTCTGATCTGTCTGAACTTTATGTTTTAAAAAAGCAGCTTGAGCAGACAATCTCTGACGCACAACAAAAAGTTAAAATTATTAAAGATGTTCTTGAGTCCAGGTATCTTGAGAGGGCGCAAAATAAATTGCGTCAAGATGGCAAGGACTTTGGTAGCGTGGTTTTGCAGGACAAAGATTTTAGGATTAAAATCAACATTCGTAAGAAGGTTGAGTGGGATCCTGATAAAACTATCAGCGTTCTAAACAACATGGACGAAGATACTGCAAGGCACTACGCCACAGTTAAGTACACAATTCCTGAAGCTAAGTTTAACAATGCTCCGCCTGATATTAAGGCAGTGCTGAGTGAAGCTAGAACCGTGCATCTGCAAGGTATTAGCGTTGATTTGGAAAGGGAAGAAGATGCTTAACATTATCACCGCTGAACAAAGATTGAACGAAAAGAAGGGCCATAAGCTTGTGGTTTGTGGCCCCTCTGGGGTGGGCAAGACTTCTCTTGCCCGAACCCTTGACCCCTCTAAAACATTGTTTATGGATTTAGAGGCTGGTGATGCTGCTATCGAGGGCGTGGCTATTGATGTCATTCGCCCACGAACATGGCAAGAGTGCCGTGATTTCGCAGTTTTTCTTGGTGGGCCTAATCCTTCTTTAGGTGAAGAGGCTACATACAGCCAAGCGCATTATGAATATGTTGTGCAGACTTATGGGGATCCCTCAGAGGTTCTGTCTAAGTATGATACCTTATTCGTTGATTCGATTACGGTTGCTGGACGTTTGTGTTTTACATATTGCACTAATCAACCTGAGTGTAAATCAGATCGCACTGGTAAGTTAGATACCAGAGCGGCGTATGGTATGCAGGGTAGAGAGATGATGGGCTGGCTATCACATTTACAACATATCAGAGACAAGAATGTCGTATTCGTTGGCATTCTTGACGAAAGAGTTGATGATTACGGGCGGCAGATTTATGAACTACAGATTGAAGGTTCAAAGACAGGCCGTGAACTACCTGGAATCGTTGATGAAGTTATTACGATGGCTGTCATGTCTAGTGACAATGGAAGCCCGTATAGAGCCTTTGTATGTCAAACGCTAAACCAGTGGGGCTATCCTGCCAAGGATAGGTCTGGTAGGCTCGATCTCCTAGAAGAACCACACCTTGGTAGACTTCTAGAAAAAATGTCAGGGGGTGAGCCACAGGCAGAACGCCCGATGAATTTTGTAAACCCAAATGAAGTAGAGGACGAAACCAATGCTTAATCTAAATGAAATCCCTGTGTCTGAATCAAGCAATGAACCATTGCCGTTGATTCCAGATGGCACGATTGTTCGTGGTGTTTTAATGTTTGAAGGGGGTGATCATATCAAACCTGAATTTTCTCAAAGCGCCATGTTTTTTAAAAAATCCCAAAGCACTAGTGCTGAATGGATGCCTATCGCAATGACCATTGTTGGTGGTGAGTATGATAGGCGTAAAGTCTGGCAGAATATTTTTGTTCATGGCGATGCCATTGATGAGAAAACTGGTGTGTCAAAAGCAAGGCTTATTGGGCTGAATACAATTCGTGATATTGTAAACAGCGCACATGGCTTGGATGCAAATGACATGTCACCAGAGGCGCAAGCTAAACGTCAGATCAATGGCGTTGAAGATTTACAGGGCATGGAAGTGTGTTTTGTAGTTGGTATTGAGAAGTCTAATGATCCTCAATATAAAGACAAAAACCGTGTTAAGTCTTTCTTGCCAGCAAATAGCCCATCCTTTATTCCGCCAAATGCTTCTGGCGGGGCTTTAGGAGCGCCTACAGCGGCTCCTATGCCTCCAAAGGTTCAACAGGCTATGAACGCACAGATGCCTCCTGCAACGGCTCAAAACGCCAGCAATGCGGGTATCACGCCAGCTTGGGCAAAAAGTTAACTTTAATGGCGTACTAACGGCATCTCCTTCATGAGTCGTTAGCTGGTTTGGGTGGCACCAGTGCCGTAAAGCCACCCACCTTAAATTTTACAGAAATACTGGAGGGTAAAAATGGCTGTAAAGAAAACAAATGATTCAATTAGCATTCCTGTGATCAAGCAGGGTACGATTAAATTACGTTTGATTGGTCAAACGCCAATGTACTTTAATAGTATGTCGTCTAAAGCTAAGAGAGACTTACTCGTTGGCGCAGGTCGTAAGACTGCGGCTGAGAAAAAAGAGATCAAGCATAATCCAGAGCAAGAGTTTATTGACTCTATGCACACGCAAATGAAGGGCGATACTTTACTGTGTTTCCCAGCGGCTGGTGTAAAAGGTGCAATGGCTACTGCTGCGCTTGAAACTGCTGGTGTAAATAAAACTAGCGTAAATAGACTAATCTTCTTACCGCAAACCAATATTAATATTTGGGGTAAGCCGTACCTTAAAATTGACGTGGTTCGCTCTGCTGATATGAACCGCACACCAGATATGCGTACTCGCGCTTATCTTCCTAATTGGTGTGCGGAAGTAGAGATTAGGTTTGCTACGCCTAACTTTAGTGCGATGTCTATTTCGTCTTTGGTGCAGAACGCTGGTCAGTTAGTTGGGCTGGGTGATTTCCGCCAAGAAAAAGGCAGAGGTTCTTTTGGTACGTTCACCATTACAGGATCTGAAGACCTTGGTGATCATAAAGACTTCTGGGATGAAATGATGGAGGAAGGTCGCGCAGTGCAAGAATTGTCGCGAGATAATCCAGAATGTGCTGATGAAGAAACAGCAGAACTGATGCAGTTCTTGCAAGAAGAGCGGTTGCGGAGGGCTGCTTAAACTATTAGGCGGGGGTTTCCCCCCGCCACGGGTTGCGGTTATCTATGGATAGGTCTGGCATGTCGAGGCGGTTATGGAGAGGCATGGCACGAAAAGTCATGTTTCTTTGTGGTAAGTCTAGGCGGTTGAGTCATGTTGCGTTTCGGTTGGGTCTCGTAAGGTTCGGTTGGGTAAGTTCTGGCGGTTAAGGCTGGATAGGCAAGGCGGGGTAGGGTCCGTCACGGCACGGCTAGGCGCAGTCAGGTTGGGCTGGGCGAGGCGGTTGAGTTGAGTTTTGTTATGCCGAGATGCGGCTTGGTGGGTTTAGGCGGTTTTGGTCTGATATGGTCTGTCGCGCTAGGGTTAGGACGGGCTTGGTACGGCACGGCGGTTTCGGTATGTTCAGGTCTGGTAGGGTTACATGGGGTTGGGCATGGCGGTTAATTTTTAAAAGGAGAATGTAATGAGTAATTTTGCGAAAAAAACAAAACAGAGGATCATTGATGGGTATCTGCAAGCTACTGGGCTAAACATTTACAAGCCAGATGAATTTGTTGATTGGTTAGCTGAACAGCCCGACCATGAGGCGTATGATGCTTTTTATGGCATGGATGACAGTGTAGCGGCTCGTAACTGGCGCATCGATAAAGCGCGGCAGATGGCAAGCGGCTTACGGATTGTTGTTAAACAAGAGGATGTAACGCAGAGCGAAGTTATTTCGATTAAGGTCACTGAATATCCGGCCTACATTTCACCTGTTGCTACACGAAAGTCAGGCGGTGGTTATGAGCGGTTTGACCCTAAAGATGAAGCAGCGCAGCAAGAGTTAAGAAAACAGGCTGGAGTTTATTTAGCGGGATGGCTTGGTCGTTTTAGGGGCGCGGCTGAAAATGCTGGTTTAGACTTAACGTCAGTTGAATATATTGTTAGGGTTTTAAGAGACGATAAAGATGAGAAGCTAGAGGCTGGATAAAATGCGCGGTGAAATAAACGTAGTTATGTTTTTTGCTGATAAAGAGGTGAAGAACATAAAAGCTTTTATCAAATTAAATGAAAACTTTGGTGATGAAGATATAATAGATGAAATGTCTAATTTTATTGATTCTGTTATTAAACAGCACAGAGATAAATTTAGGATGGGCATAGCTACTCTAATGGTAGGTGGAGATGAACTTTTCCAGTTATCTTTCTCTAATAAACGAGGCAGAAGTTTATGGAACCTAACGATACCAGACGAAACAACAGTGCATTAAAAGAAGTTGCAAATTGTTTTGAGAATATAGGCTGGGAAAAAAGGTTATGTGATTTACAGGAGCGAGAAGTTCTTGGGCTTATAGCCATCATACAAAAAGCGAGGGATCTAACAGATGACTATACAGAACAGGGCGTTCTTGAATTTGAACAGAGTGTCACCCGTGTTGACGAACCCTTCTTTGACGACCCAATTCCATTCTGATGCCATCGAACTTATTTCCTACGAAATAGACAGAGCCATCTGCGAAAAAAACGACACTCAACCACAGAGGACGTATTTAGGTGGCTCTTCTTTAGGCAGCCCGTGTTCACGACAAGTTCAGTATAGATATATGCAAGTTAAACCAGATGAAGACAAAATGTTTTCAGCAAGAACTTTGCGTATTTTTGATATGGGTCACTTCATTGAGGACTTACTGGCTAAGTATATTAAAGAAGCAGGTTTTGATTTAAAGACACATGACTCTAATGGCAAACAGTTCGGGTTCTCTGTAGCAAATGAACAGATAAGGGGTCACATTGACGGCGTTATATGCTCTGGCCCTGTTACCATGTCATACCCAATGCTATGGGAGTGTAAGTCCGCTAACAGCAGGAAGTTTAATGAATTTGTTCGCAAGGGAGTTGCTGTTGCGAATCCTACTTATGCGGGGCAAATAGCACTGTATCAGGCATATATGGATTTATATGAAAACCCAGCCTTGTTTACTGTTTTAAACAAAGATACAAGTGAGATTTACTACGAGCTTGTTCCCTTTGACAGAGAGCTTGCCCAGAAGATTAGCGATAAAGGTGTAGAGATTTTAAAGGCAACAAAAGCAAATGAGATGTTGCCGCGTGTGGCGGTTAATTCAGATTATTTTACTTGCAAATATTGTGAGTTTCGCCAGACTTGTTGGTCATAGAAAAAGGGGCCGCCAGTTAATACCTGAGCAGACCCCTTTAGTGTGAGAACGAAATCAGATGTTAAGGAAAACAAAAAACTGAGTTCAGGTACAATATAATGAGTGTTTTACGTTTTGACAATACTAAATATGGTAGCGCCCATGAATTAGTTCAGAAGATTAGCGATGAGGTTCCGCGTTCTGTTCAGATAAGCATTTTGCAGGAAACTTATCCTAACGGTAGGATTCGGGGTCATGATTTCTTTATCGGGTCACTGGCGGGTGAAGCTGGTGAAAGTTTAAAGATAGATATCAACCCCAGTAGTCCACATTTCATGCGTGGGCAGGACTTTAATGGCGGCGAGGGAATCGGCGGAATCGTTAAGATTTTGATGGAGGCCCGTGGTATGCGGCTGCCTGAAATCAAAGAAATGTTCGGGTCTTATTTATCAGATGATGTCAGACCAGTTGTTAATGAACCATCTTGGCGTATGCCTAACGGGGGCATTGATTTAAATAGTTTGCCTGTTCAAGCAGAAGATCAAAAAGAAAAAGTTCGGATTGATGCTGCAACAGAACATAACGGTCAGTGGGACTATATCAGTCGGGACGGTGAGGTATTAGTTACTGTCCGCCGTTATGATATCGGTGGCAAGAAAGAGTTTCGCCCGTGGATTCCAGGCGTTAACTATCCAAAAGCGCCTGATGTTCGGCCTCTGTATAATATCCCGAACATTTTAGACCAGCAGCGGGTTGTCTGGGTAGAAGGCGAGAAGTGCGCCCAAGCTTTAATTGATGCTGGTATTACAGCTACATGCACACTGGGAGGTGCTGGTGCTTTAACCAGAAAGAACGCAGATAAGTTTGATTTCACACCTCTTCGGGGCAAAGAATTAATTATATGGCCTGATAACGATGACGCGGGTAGAAGGCTTGCTGAAATTGTTCGGGAAGTGGCGCTCGATGCTGATGCTGACAGCGTTACTATACTACATCCGCCTGCTGGCAAGCCGCCCAAATGGGATGCTGCTGATGCGATAGCAGAGGGTTTGGACATAGATGAGTTTATCAACAACGGTGTTGGGCATACGCACAAAGCTATTAATCTTCTTAACGATAGCCTTCTTATATCTAGGTTTACAGGTAGTGCGCCTGTTCAAAACTTCTTAATTGACGGGACTTTTCCGTTGGGTGTGCCAATCATATTCGCTGCCGCAGGTGACGCAGGTAAGGGCATGATGACCCTTGATCTATCTATGAAGGTGGCATCTGGAAAGCCGTTGCAGAACGCTTTCGGGGGTACAGTAAAAGAGTTCGGGGATGTGGTTATCTTCACTGCTGAAGATGATGAGGCGGAGATGCACAGACGTATTGAGAGATTGGATGAAGCAGGCGAGAGGTTTGATTACCCGAACAAATTACATGTTGTGCCGCTGCCAAATGTCGGTGGCGTGTTTCCTATCTTACGCGATAACATGGGTGATTACTCAGAAACAGATGAGTTTAAAAAGATTTACGAACAAATTTTACAGCTTAGTAATTTAAAGCTTATTGTATTTGACCCGTTGGCATCTTTCGTTCATGCGGATGTAAATGCTGATCCTGCCGCAGGTGCAGCTTTAACTGGCTTATTGTCTAGGGTGGCAACAGAAACAGGTTCATCTGTTATTGTGTGTCATCATATGACCAAGGTGCAGGGTGATAAGGTTATATCAAAGCCTGAAGAGGCTCGTAATTTGATTCGGGGTACGTCAGCTTTAGTTGATGGTGTTCGTTCTGCTTTTGCGCTATGGCAAGTAGATGAAAAGACTTCAGTTGGTCGATGCAACGACTTAGGGGTTACCTATGAGCGTAATCGGTGTTTTGATGGTGCTGTTGTTAAATCTAATGGCCCTGCCAGCAGGCACATAAGACATTTTGTTCGGGATATGCTCACAGGTCTACTTGAGGACAGGACCGAACAAATTAGAAACTTGGGCCAAAGCAATCAGGCACACTTACGCAAAGATGCGATGTTTAACTGGATTGCTGACTGTGAACGTAACGGTCGGGCTTTGTGTCAGCAGGGTGGAGCAGATGGCATAATAAACAGGCTCACCGACCCAGAAACACCAGAGATATTAAGAGGTCTAGGTCAATCGACCATAGACAGAATTGTTCGGGATTTAATCAACGAGCGGCGTGTTGAGAAGTATTCGTTCAGCACGGCTGGTGGTCGCAAGTGGCTTGGAACTACAAACGGCGTGATGAGTCGGGGTGAATATGAAGCGGTTACAGCGAGGGATAATGTATAAATGAACAGAAAAGAGATACTGAAAGACGCTAACAACAAGATTAGCCAGGAAAGAGCAGCGGAATATGGGGATGCTTTTCAAACACATGTTCGGGTTGCGAAGATGTGGTCGGCTATACTCGGACATGAAGTAACGGTCCCGCAGGTGTATCAGTGTATGATTGCCGTTAAGTTAGGTCGATTGAGTTTCTCGCCAGAACATATTGATTCATGGGTGGACATTGCGGGTTACGCAGCTTTAGGAGGAGAAGCGCCGCAAGAATGAAAAAAGCAGACAAGTTGTTCGGGGTTGCCCGCTTGCCTGCTTTCTTTCATGGTGACTATATATTGTAAACCGCGCTGTTTTACAAAACGCGGCTACGGTCTACCCGAACAATTCGGGCAGAAGGATAGAATAACATGAGCAGCAAGACAGAAAAACAAAAAAAGCAGGAACAAGAATATAAAAAATGGAAGCGCAGCCAGGGCAAACCCGAAGAATTGTTCGGATCTAAACCCGCGCAGCCTGGAAGAAAAAACTTGTTCGAGAGAAAATGTTCGGTTTGTGGCAGCTCGCAGGCCTGGAGATCATCAGACTTTGGGAGAACGTGGCAATGTTTCGCGCACGCAAAAGATTGAAGCGTTGGTTTGATTTTAATCGACTGAGAAACAAGAGGCGAATCTTTAAGTATAAGTCGCCTGTAGTTAAATTTTAAATTTTTTATTTTTTTACTCGCCAGAAGATCAATTCTGGTTATGGGTTGTGATATACTAAGTATAATAATAATGAGAAATGTTTTTCCAAAATTTACCCGTTAAATATTTCTCATGTTATAATACTAAAGTAGAGAACGAACGCTCATAGAGCAGAAAGATAAAAACATGATTAACTTAGTTCAATTACAGCCAGAATATCGTTTTGACACTAAAGACATTGATCCGTATTGCGACAAGGATTTGGAGGAATGCGGCTGGCATGTCAAAAAAGAAATCAAAACAATCATCGAAAAATGGCAAGTGCAGCCGAATCCAGAACGTGATGCAAAAGGTAAAGTGCCACGCAATAGGCAAACGCCTTACTGGTGTTCTTACAGAGATGTATTTATCCGTAATGGTTTTCAGGCTGACGACATTGAAATTTTACAGCATGAAGTAAACCAAGCTTTGGGGAAACGCATCGGAGAAAAGAGAGATGCTATCAAAGAATTAGAGAAAATGCCGCAAGTAGATAATTTAGATTGCATCATTGCATCACCGCCTAAAGTGATCAGGTTTCTTAAAGAACTTGTTGAACAGCTTAAACGTGACCAAGATTATGTTAATCAACATCTGGGTAGGGTTTTAAAACAGATTTCATAATGGTAGCATGGGGTAGAGATGGGTTTGGGATCGGCTAGTTAAAAATTCTCTACCCCGCATATGATACGCATATAAAAAGAGGGCGGTTTATTCCGCCCTTTATTTATCTTATTTAAAATCTGATTTACTAATGTCTGTTTGTTCTTTGATTGTTTTCACAAACGCATCAATCAGATTGTAGTGTTGCCTTTCGGCTGGATAATACCAGTTCTTTCCGAAATCAGGATTTTCATATGGGTTGTCCATCCCCATAGTGTGGTTCGTTTCTTTGATTCCTTTAAGGATTTCAATCAGCTTATCGCAGGTAAAACTATCCATCTTAACGCTCCATATTCTTAAGAAACTCTTCATTGCCTTTGTATAAGTCCAGAGCCTCGCTAGGAACATCTGTAGGCTTCATTCCCATCGCCTTAGCTACCGACTGACGATAACTGCGAAGAATGCGCTTGTGAACGACTACAGCCTCATCATTGCCTTGAAAGTTACACTCGTTAAGACAGATCCATTTAATAAACAAATTTGCCTGCCTTGGATTTTTTGCTTCTAATTTCATTTCTTTCTCCATTCTTTCGTCTCACAAATGTTTCACATGAAACATCTTAAATAGAGTATGAAACACTTTTCACATAATGTAAACACATTAAATAAATTTTGCTCTAACTATATGTAATTATTGAGTAATGCGTTCATGTACCCCTCGCTCTTTTCTTTTCGCTTAGGGTTTTTAAGTGATTCGATTCGCCTTCTTTCTGCGGCAACATACGCACCATCATATCCAGATGGCAGACGGTTACCCTGTCCGCACGATCCTAAATTACCTCGATAAGGTTCGTTTACATCCATAGAGTAGTTGAAGCTTGTGAGAAAGTTTTCATCATCGAAGTCTGGATCAACAATATCGTAATGTGCTTGCAGTTCGTTCATACTATTTACGTTAATGCGATTTAACACATTTAGTCTACGGGCAGTTCGAGCATCATTTTTAATAATGCTCTTACTGTGTTTTGGAATGAAGCCAATATCTTCTTCTTTTTCTAAATTGTTCATTCTCACCTCTAATCGTTAAACTGACGTTCTGTTTTAAATTTACAGTCTTTGCCATCGTAAAAAATTTTATACTTACGATTGTCTGACCTATAGACCGTAATGTTTCCAGAAGTGGGCCAGCTTTTACTTACCACAACCTTTTCTGGAAAGTGTGTGCCTGTGTCGTACTTACAAAGCTTAGACAAAAGCCTCAAAGCCTGATTATGCCATACAGCAGGCAGGTTACGTTTAATTTGCTTTTCAGCGTAATTTCTACGCTCAATCATTTTTGATAATCTTGCCTCTTCTTTTTTAAGAGGATTAATGTGAAAGACTAAACTCATTTTTTTATCCTTTTTACTGAAAATGTTTTCCTATACTATTGACTATGGACTATACATCACTATATTGTCAATAGTGATGAACGAAATTTATGAAAGGAATATCACAATGAGTAAATTATATTTGGCCTACGGGTCTAATCTTAATAAAAAGCAGATGGCTGTACGATGTCCAGCTGCCAGGCCTGTTGGCTCTGCTATGATTTATGGTTGGGAACTCGTGTTTCGCGGCGTTGCTGACATTGTTAAATCAAAAGATACAAGCATGTATTTGCCTGTAGGTATCTGGGAAATCGAGCCAGAGGATGAATTGTCTTTAGATGTTTATGAGGGCTATCGTGGCGACGACACTAGTCTTTACGACAAGATTAAGGTCGCTGGTATCATGACTTACCAAATGACATCAGATGGCATCTATGCACCTAGCGCATCTTACTTTAACTCTATCTTAGAGGGTTATCGTGATTTTGGGCTGGACACTAGCTATTTGTACGATTCGGCTGGTTGGGCTGGATACCAAAGCAATCATTCTGACAACGTGTTTGGATTGGAGGCTGTGTAATGGACTATGAAGAAATGTATGACCGTTTGCTTGATGTAACTGAAGAGTTTAACAAGCAAGGTGCAACGCCTTTTCAGGTCGCAAATGTAATGTCAAGGTTCGTGGTCGAATTATCATTCGACTGCGCCCCTGATCCAAGACAAGCAACTTATTTAATTATGACTGCGATTACTGATCGCTTTGACCGTGATTTTGACCAAGAAATGAAAGAGAGCGCATAATGAGCATGATGCAAAAGGTTTACAAAGTTGTTCGACAGTATCTTAATAAAGAGGAAGCCAGATACTTTGCTATCAGGTTTACTGAAATTCAACTGAAAGACAAAAAGGAGATTAAGGAATGATCTATAAAGGCATCTCTTGGGCTTGCATTTTGTTCGGCCTAATCTTGTTCGGATCGTCTTATGAACTTCTCAAATACCAGCAAAATGCTGGTGAGATTGTCGCCATGATTATGGTCGGTGTAATGGGTTCTGTCATTATCGTGATGGGCCTGTTTGGACTGTGGGAACTAAGGCGTAAAAAAGCTTAATTTACTGTCACACTGTCAACTGTCAAATGACAGTAAATCGGGTGACAGTAAAATGTTTATATTTATCAGATAGTTATGACTTTACTGTCACAACTGTCAAGTTAAAGTAAAAAGTGTGACAGTTTGTGTAACTTGTTGTAATCATTGCAACTATCACAACTGTCACAACTGTCATATATATATATATGTATGGGGACATGACAGTCCCCCATATATATAACTAAAATGGAGAGTGTTTTCATGCCGCAAGCAGGTGAAGATTTAACTAAAGAACAACGTCATGCTGGATTGAAAAAACTAACACCTCAACAGCAAAAATTTCTTAATAACTATTTCAATGGAGATATGACGCAAACAGGAGCGGCCAGAGAAGCAGGATATAAAAACGCTTCTGTGAGTGCTGTAAGGCTGTTGCGTAATCCTGTGGTGCAGGAACGTCTGGAAGAGATGAGACTCGAAGCCAGAACAAAATATGGGGTTACTATCGACAAGTCTGTAAGAGACTTAAAGCAGATGAGAGATCAGGCTTGGGAACTCGGTAGGTTCGGGGAAGCTATTCGGGCTGAAGAGCTGAGATTGAAGGCAACTGGACTACTTGTAAATAAAAGCCACGTTATGCATGAAGATGTTAACGCAATGAACAGAGAACAAGTGCTTGAGAAA